CGCAGGTAGCGGAGCTGGCGGGATAGGGTGGCGCCGTCCTTCGTGGGGTGCAGGTTGAGAGTCGCGGCGACTTCAGGCTGCGTGACGTTCGGATATTCGACGGCGACCAGAAAGGGCAGCAGATTCGAGATGGTGAACTGAGGGTTCGCCTCCAGTTCCTTCAGCGAGTGCTGAAGCAGTAGCCGCAAGATGTGTGCTGTCTGCTTCGATGTCAGGGAGTTCATCGGAAGTCCTTGCGAGCGGGGGCGTGCCCCATGATAGGTAAAGCATGATGAGTCCACAAGCGACTAACGCGCTTGATGTTCCAGTCCGATAGAGCCAGAACTCTCCTCTCCTGAAGTCTTCGATGAGACCGAATGAGATGCGGAAGTGGTGCAGCAGCGCGACGTGGGCTAGTAGAGCGTGGATCACTTAGAACTCCTTGTGGCCGTGGGGGATTACGGCGGGGCGCATTTAAGACAGGGGAGGGCATGTGGTGCAAGACGCTACTTTCGTCACATTTCGTCGTCTGGCGTCAGCGTATGGACGAAAGCCCTTGCTACAGCTTCGTCGAGGGTGACACCTGTAATTTCATCCAGTGTGTCATTCAGTCGCACGACCTCACTGCACGGGTACAGCATCAGCACCTCCCGCTGCGGTAGGCCATCAGGCCCCACGCAATCAACACGGCCAGATAGACCACGCAGTAGACGGCAGCGAGCTTGCCGGAGCCAATGGACGCGACGGCGAATCCCAGCAGCGCCAGGGTGACCATGAGGACGCGTAAGATCAGCGGGTAACGTGAGGGTTTTCCCATGTTGTCGGTTCCTTTGGATATGCGTATCGTTCGGCGCCTACGCATTCGCCAGTCGGCGCGCAGGGGTGGGCAATGACTAGAAGGCCGGTCGTCCTCGTTGTGGAGGACGAGGAGATCGTTTTGGAGGCCGCCGTCTCGGTGCTTGAGCACACGGGGGCGTACGACGTTATTGGCGTCAGCTCGTTCGCTCTTGCTGCGGCGTACCTAGCTGATAAGGGCGCTGTTGATGTCCTTGTCACTGACTACAGGCTTCGCGCCGCGCGATCCGGCCTCGAACTGTGCGAGATAGCTGTCGCTCTGAACGGAGCGCTCGCGATACTTGTTATTTCTGCTGAGCCAGCGGAAGACGTTGAGCCACGCCCAACGCGTTCGGTCTTCCTGCGGAAGCCTTTCGGAATAGGCGAGCTGCTAGCAGCCATTGAAGCAGCGATATCGAAAGTTACAGGGCTGAGTTATGACGGGTGATATACGGGAAGCGCTCCAGCCGGTCTGCGCTGCCCTGGCGAAGCTAGCCATCCGCCTGCACCAGATGGAACACAGTCAGCGCCGAAATGCCGACGGACTGATCGATAACCATCCGCACTGGATCGTTTCGGAGATTTCGCCACCCTCAATGTGGCTGTCAGGCTTTCCCGACAAGAACGCCCTGGCGTCTGCAACGGCGGCCGTCCTGCGGGTTCAGTGCAGGTTCTTAGCCGCGCTTGGAAGCGGAGATCCCATTGACCCGTTATGGGTCTGCCGGGTTCTCCAGCATCTCGGGGATGAGTGCGCGCAGGACTATTCTCCTGCCGTCACCCGACTTGCGGCGCGGTTCGCGTTGGAATTACCCGCGACGCCGCGAGACATGACGAACTGCTCCACGTTACGAGACGAGTTCATTGAGGGTGAGTGGTTGCCAAAGACGCCTGTACGCAAGATGTAGTTCTGCTGCAGGGCTACCCCTATGGGCACCAGTGTAGAGAAGCCCCACCGAAGCGGGGCTTTCTAGAGTCATCCAGCTGAGTGGATGAAAATAACAGCCATAAGAGCAATGCCTAGGACCGTGCAAAGCTTCTGAAGCGGTGTAGATGGCGCTTGTTTGCCTGACCTAATGTCGTCGTGAATAGCGCCGAGAGTCCTGTTCATGGGCATTTTTGGCATAGAAAACCAAATTGAACCGGCCGCGAAAAGCAGTGCGCAGGAACTCGCGATCCTGTGAAAAGGGGCATTGGGAACGATGATGCAGAACATCAACAGAAATGCAGAAAAGCCCACGAGATACACGGCGTACCAGGTTTTTTTTGACTCCCTCAAAAACATATAAACCTCCGTCAGCAGAAAGTCCCGACACCAGGTGGACTGATGCCGGGACTTGCACGTTAAGTGAACCGGTGGCTCACGTTATCAGCATCCGCCGGTACCACCTCCCTCGAAGAACTCGTACGATTCGCCCACGTTCCAGTCGCCGTCGTAATCACCTGATTTTCCGACTGGCGTTCCGAAAAGGGCATCTCCGGCCTGCTCCATCTGACCTTGCTGAAGCTCAGTCCCGGCCTCGCTCATATTGTCGGCGGCAGCTTGAATCGTACCGCCAATCACGTCGTCGAGGTCGGGGTCGTAGGTTTCTATCAGCTCATGGATAACGGAGCCGATCGTGGTACCCACGGCGACTGCTGGACTTAAGCGCGTGCCGGCGTAGATCAACGTCTCGGACAGGGCCGATGCTGCGCCAAGGCTGCCAACGGGTGCTGTACGGAAGTCAAGGTAGATTTCGGGCAGCGACATGTCGGTATTGGGTGCTCCCATAGGCGAAAATCCTTTGGGAATTGTTGCACTCGACAATTGTGTGCTCGCGACCGACGGAACGCCGATGGTAGTACCTACCTGCGCTATGAACTCTTGTTGCACGTTGGCCGACGAATAGGCCATCACGGCCCGTTGCGTATCAAGTTTGCCGAACGCCTTGGCTACTTTCGTCAGAGATGCGCCGTCCAGTCGGGTGGCAAGGGTGCGGAGTAATGTTCCGTTTGCTGCCTGCGGTGAGCTGTTATAGAGCACTGCAATATCATTCAGCTCTTTGTCGCTCAGCCGAGAGATGATGAGCTTAGCGTCGCCTTTCGCAAAGTTCGATTCTTGAATGCTGGCGAACTTTGCTTGAATTTCGGCGGAATTAGTTCCAAGGAAAGCCCCGGCACGTTTGTAGCCAGGCGTTATCGTGGCGCCGGCCCCGTTGAAGCGGATAAGTTGACACTTGGGGCAGTTAGAGCCGCCGTCCACGCAGAAAGCCTGAGAAGCCGACGTATAGCCAACAGCAGCGGTGACAGCAACCATAGCTGCAAATGTTTTCAATGACTGCAACGATTTGATTTCCATATGCTCCGTCCATTGATCTGTTAGTGAGAAGGAACCCCCTGTTCCTTGCAGCTGATCCTAGCAGTGAAAAAAAGCTACTTAGGGTAGGAAACTTTCTTATCAACAAATTATTTGATGACGAGCACGTTTTCTTTCTGCCGGCGTCGATTGAGACTGTTAGTTGAACCAACGGCAAGCCACGCTTAAGCTCAGCTCTCGCTTGGCCACGCGGCGAATGTTGTCGCCCCAGCTTTCTTCTCCACTCGCTGGCTTGTTGTCATCGCGCCAGTAGTCCCACAGAGCCGAAGACAAGACGGCGCATACCGCGCGGCGATACTCAGTAGGGAAGTATTGGCCGGCGCAGTAGCTCAGCCGTTTCCCATCCCACGCCAAGCGGCCCGAAAAGGAACCTGAAAGAGCCAGCTTGAGTGCAGCCGCGTCTATGCTCCGCCGTTCGACAGCGCGCAGCAGTTCCTCCGCATGGTGGCGATCCTTCGTGATGCCCCGCATCTCGCTGCGGTACGAACTCACGTCCCCGTAGTTCGCATACTCCAGCCCCGGCCGCTGCGCTATGAATTTCCACAGTGCCGCAATGATCGTATCGCGCTCGTCGATAGTTGTCATATTGTCATCCATCAAAACCAATCAATCATTAGTGCGCAATGAAGCCCACGAAGGTCACCGCGACGAGACTTACGGCCACGCAGTAACCGACGAGGTTCGCCAGTACACGGCCGTTGCTACGGCGCTTCCGCATGGGTGCCGGTTTGTACCCCAAGGACACTGCGGGGCGCTGCGGCTGGCGGTTGTGGAATGGATACGGATTACGGTCTACACGCATGTCATGCGCTCCTTGTGATGGATTAGGAACCAGTGAAGCCCACCTCCCGGATGGACTTCGCTTGTGCCTAGGGTTGTTGCGGGGAGCCGCCGAGGCCCCCCAATCGTCTTCTACGTCCCTTGTGCATTTCTTGCTTGTGCATCGCTCTCGCGCCTCCTAGTTGCGCACCGCTTGAATGCTTCCAGTCATGCCGTCCGGTGCTAACAGCATGAGTCGAATCACTCGTGCATCTGTGGCATCGTCGTCAGGCACGCCGGGTGGCGCCGCTGGATCGTGAATAGCCGTGTCAGGTGTCGGTCGGTGTTGCGTTGACCGTGTTGCATAATATACAGCATGTTTGAGCGTTGTCAAGTCAGCAAGTATCAATCCGTTGTGCAGTGCCTAGCAAGGCGAGCGGCAGGGCCGTCGTTTACGGTTCGAGTTCGTCGGGGGCCATTCGGCTAGTCCCTTGGTTCCCTTGCCGCTCCGCGCTATCCCTAGGGAAGCTCGCGGTGCCTTGTGATCCTTCACTGCGCAGCGCGGTGGATGCGGTGCGGGTCGGTGGCGTCGTGCCGTGACTTGGATGCAAATATACAGCATGTTTGATCGTTGTCAACACCGCAAGCATCGGAAAAGTGAAAAACGATAGATAGCCCATCAGGCGCCTTATGTGGCCTTGTGGGGCCGTGGGTGCTCGCGTGGGGCCGTGGGTTACCTAGGGGATCGCGTGGGCCGTGTGGGGCGCCGCATGAGGCCGGCGAGGGCACGGCAGGGCATCGGCGAAAACTACAGATCAGGACAGACAAGCACACGCGCATTGCGGCTCACTTGGGGCCTATCGGTGGCTCATTCGATGCCTGGTGGGCTGCACAGGGCACGCTAGGGCATGGTGCGGCAGATGCGTGATCTAGCGCAGATGGCTCAGTGGTGCCATCTAGGGCCATCAGGTGCCGCGCTGGGTGCCGCGTGGTGCCGTGGATAAGGCAGCGTGGGCGCGTTTCTTCACGTCACGACGCGAGGCGCGCGATCATTGACGCGGGCGCGGGGGGACGCGTGCGATCCAGAATCTATGGATACCTTAACGAAAATCTCTGTTGAACATTTCACACCCCGGACCACAGACACCATTGTAGAAATGCTGTGCGGGTATTTCTTTGCAGGGCGCGTATGAAAGACAGTTGGATCGACGAGCCGGTGACGCCAAGAGAAGGCGAGAGCGCGGACGCATTGGCGTACAGGGTGCGGGAGATCAAGCGGCTGAAGCTGAAGTGCTTGGATCAGTTGGCAAGCGTCGAAGAGATGCAGCTGTTGCTCAAACTAACCAGGTCGGTAAGTCGATTACCCTGACTACGAGAACTTGCGACACGCCCAGGTATCACCACTTAGCTCGATGGACGTAACGATCCCGTCAGCGTCGATGAAGGCGTTGAGGTTGCACTGCGCGTCGTTGTTGCTGCGGACGTAGGGCGAGGCGTTCGGCGTGGTCACTGTTCCCTGGAAGGGATGCCCATCGACGTAGCCAGAGACCTGGGAGGTCGTGGAACCGGAGGGGATCAAGATCGACCAGTCCGCCTTGCCACGGACGACGTTGTACTGGTGAATGGTCACGCGCTCACCGAAGACAAACGGCTTGCCGTACTTGGCGTCCAGCTCGGCCACAGGACGGCCTACGAGGGTCGCGGAGAGCCGCTGGGTCTGCTTAGGGATTGTGGTGCAGCCCGCGAGGGCGAGGAGAGTGGTGATCGCAATAGTCCGACGCAGCATCTTTCAAGTCCATGTTTTACTTGAAAGAATAATATAAGTGGGTACATAGGAGCAAGGGAAGGAGCAAGAGAACCTTATGATCTCTATATGAGTCATGAGGAGTATCTATGGAGCCATAAGGAGGAGAGTGGGGTGTCACCTTCCTAGACCCCCTCCAGATTCTGATCCTTAGTTCCTGGGTTCTTGACCTGGGGTAGACGCGCTAGGTCGCATGCTTGAGTAACGTTAGAGGTCACTACGATGCTACTGACACGTGCACAGATCCAAGAGAAGCTAGACGCGCTAAGCGCGGCGATGTCGCGAATGATCAAGGAGCATGAGGACCGAGGCGATTTACTTTGCGCCTTCGCTGGACAAGCCGACGAGATCACGGACCACGTAGGCGAAGCGGATGACGTGTGGGCCAACCAAAAGTTGGACGCGCTTCTGAAGGCGTACGGTTTCTCGCCCGAGGATGAAATCCCGTGCGATGGGTGAGATTGAAATCGGCACTGCGAGCTGGACCGATAAGACCCTGATCGCGTCCAAGCTGTTCTACCCGCGAGGGTGTAACAGTGCAGAGGAGCGGCTGCGCTACTACGCGGAACAGTTCCGCATGGTGGAGGTCGATAGCAGCTACTACGCTATGCCCTCTGAGGTGAACTCTCAGAAGTGGGTCGAACGGACACCTGACGACTTCACCTTTAACGTGAAGGCATTCCGGCTGTTCACTGGTCATCAGACGCCACCCAAGGCGCTACCTGCGGACATCCAGCACGAGCTGACTTGGTTCTTCCAAGGTCGCACAAACGTGTACTACAAGGACATGCCAGGGGAAATCCTGGACTCCTTATGGGACCGCTACCGGCAAGCCGTCGCACCCCTCGCTAACGCAGGGAAGCTCGGTGCCGTCCACTTCCAGTTCCCGCCGTGGGTCGTCCCATCGCGGGAGTGGCATGCTCACATTGAGGAGTGCGCAGATCGCATGAGGGGCTTCCAGCTTGCTACGGAGTTCCGGCAGGCGAAGTGGTTTGATGACGAGCACCGGGAGGCGACCTTGGAATTCGAGCGACAGAACAACTTCGCTCACGTCGTCCTGGACATGCCCCAAGGATTCTCGAACAGCCTCCCGCAGATATGGGAGGTCACGTCTCCGAACCTTGCCATCGTCCGGCTGCACGGTCGTAACGCGGAGACGTGGAACGTCAAGGGACAGACGGCGGCTTCGGATCGGTTCAACTATGACTACTCCGATCAGGAGTTGTCGGAGATCGCGCCGAAGATGCGGAGGCTGGCGCAGGACACACTCAACGTCCAGGGCATCTTCAACAACAATTACGAAGACCAGGGACAACGGAACGCAGCCACCCTACAGCGACTCGTTGAGGAGCCAACATGACCGCCATTATTGTGTCGATCTCCTCCGTTCCGACTAGGGAAGGGCGGCGCAGGTACCCGTCCACGGATGGCTACTTCCCCGACATATCGTCGGAAGTGATGGAGCCGGATACGAGTCTCCCGTGTCGCTGTACGGAGAAGTGCCACCCGAGGTGCGGAGGGGATTGTGGGTGCAGGGCTTGCGGCCTCTCGTTCACGATATGGGCTGACGAGTCCGGCTACTTGGGAACGGGGGAGCCAGTTCTCACGGAGGGGGAGCAACTCAGGATTTATCGCGGGGAGGCTTGATCGCCGTCGAGGAGATTGTGGATTCCCTTGCGGCGTTGCTGCCAAGATGGATGGAACCATCAGTTACCCATGTCGAAGGGACTTCTCATGCCAGTCGTTGTCAACCTCAGCGGTGTCGCCTCAGCAAGTCCCTTTTGGCAGTCACTGTTGGCTTCGGCGATCACATCCGGTATTGCATTTGCGGGTGCCTTAGCGGTCGTTTGGTTGAGCAACAAATACGCGTCTGCGAATTTGCGCGCCCAGCGCAAGTTCGACGAAACGCGCTATCGCGAGCAGAGAGAACACGAGGCAGCCGAAGCGGTTAAGGATCGAACGACGCAAAAGCGCCGCGATGTCTGCCTCAATGCGGTGGACACTCTGGCGCGCTTCCAAGCCCACTTGGCGACATTGGCTACTCGCTTTGACGATTACGACAATCAACCACTGCAAAGCTTCGTCGCTGCCGCCGCGCAGGCTGAGTTAGTAGTGGAGCCGCAGACAGCGCTTGCTGTAAGGCAGCTGGTGACCCAGGTCGGACAGCTGCAAATGAAACTTATGATCAAGCGGATTCCGCTATACAAGCTGCACAAGGCCGTCGCGAAAGCGAAAGCGGATGAGAAAGAACGGCTCACGGTCAAGCCCAGCAGTGCTGAACTTGAGAGTCAGTTCCAATCGGAACAGATCTCTTTCTACCGTTACATGCTGGAGGGATTACCACAGCTTATACCGACCAGAGTAGCGGCCTTGGTTGCCGTAAGAGGTGACCTTGAACTCACCGCTGAAGATCCCGAGTCGCTTCAAGCTTACTGGGTTCGCGACGGCGAGGAGATAGTGCGGTTGTTCAAAGAGCTGATCGCCGAACTGCAGCGGTGACTACAAAGTTTGATGCCAGAGTTTGATCTCGGCACCACGACGATTCGTGAGGCCGTCATTGATTCGGAGCGCGCCGTTGACGGTCTCCTTATTCCACCGCGCGAGCTGCACGGGGACCGATGCGTAGTCGCCGGCATTGAGCAAGCGAAGCATGGTTGAGGTCAGGAACTTAGTCTCGCCCTCGTTGAACACGAATGACACCAGAGCGATCCACTGCGGCTCCGTAAGAGCGACGTGCACATTCTTGGATACGCAGTTGGTAGCCCATGCGAGATCGCGTAGCAGGAGCGCACGGGAGGTTTCAGGGGTGATGCGGAGACCAGGAGTAACGTCGAGGCCGGTATGGCCCACGCCGATGGTCAGGGTGCCGTTGGTGTCACGATATGCGACAAGCCGTTCCCCCTCGACTTTGACCATGAAGTCGAGGAGGCGGGTGGTGATCTGATAAGTTACTACTAGCTCCTATCGGGGGAGTGGGGAATGGAGAGCACAGATGAAACGTGGATGGGGACTTGTTTTGGCGGTAGTGGTGATCGCGATTGCGCAATCACCTGCGCATGCTGAGGGGCACGTTGTGGGTGCAGGAACGCAGAGTTGCAGCACCTGGAACAAGGTGCGCCCCGAGACTTCACCGACGATCTCCGACACGATCCTCTACACGTCGATGGAGAATTGGATGCTCGGCTATGTCTCGCTTCTGAGCTTGGCTACTGACGCTCAGCCGCCGAGCAACGACACAATGGAGTCGTACTTGGATGACTACTGCTCCAAGCATCCGCTGTCGCACTTCTATGAGGGCGTACAGCAGTTGGGCGAGGAGTGGAAGAAGCAGGGGGCTATTTCCCCTGCTAAGCCTCAGTAGTTGTCGAAGAAGTTCGGCGTGGCCGGTCGATGGCCGAAGACACTCTCGGCGAACTTCGCGTACTCCAGCTCCATCAGTTCCTCCATGCGCTTGTCTTCCTCGCGGGAGATGTCGCGGTTGAGGTACTCGCTCCAGTACGCGACGGCCATTGCGAGCGCATCGAGTCTGTCGTCGTGCCGTAGGGCACCACGGTCGCGGGTGATCCGCGTGAGCTGGTGGAACAACTGGAACTTCGGTTCGCACTTCTGATCCGCACGCATGAGCGCGGCATCCACGATCAGTCGATGCTGATTGAGCACAGGCTCCAGCGTGTCGATGATGCGGCGTTCCTTCTGACCGACACTGCGAGTCTCCTCGACAGCGCACGGGTAGATGCGGCGGAGCACAGGCTCTAGCAGCTTGATGAACATGCCGTCGCCGAAGTTGGACTCGACCAGGATCATCTTGACCTTCTCGGCACGGGCTACGTGCGCGATCTGCTCAAGAGCCTCGTCGTCATAGCCGCCCTTCAGGCCACCTGCACGACGCAGGAAGACCATGCCGCGCAATAGCTTGGTCACGGTGTAGCCCGTCTCGTCACCGCCGCGTCCCGAAGGATCGACGGACATCATCGAGCCGGTGTACTCCTCGACATCCTTGGAGAGATACATCGGGCGGTGTAGGCGGTCACCGGTGAATCCCACAGCGGGGATGTCGTCGATCACCTGCTCTTTGCCAGAGGCCCACATGATTCGGATGGGTGCCGCTTCGCGGTCTACGTCCATCACGATCAGGTCGGACAGCTTCAGCGGATAGCGCTCAGCGTCGGACAGCGTGGTGTCGAGCATGAATTGCAGCAGGAACCCGCCGCGACCATAGGACGCCTCTCGGCGAAGAAGGTCATCCTCATGGAACCTAGTGGGTTCCACGGGTTGCCATGCACACCCAGGGTTGGCCTCGAAGTGATCCGCGATGAACGGAGCGAGGCGGCCGCTGTACTGGTTGAAGTGCTTGCGATCCTTCGGATACCTCGCAGGCCAGATGCGGATTTCGTAGCCGCGCGAAGGGAGCTGGTTGTAGATGGACTCCTCGGTCTGAGGCGTGCCCAGGTAGACGATCTCTGCGTGAGCCAGTGGCTTCAGGATCGCGTCGAACTCTTTGATGAGTTCACCCAGCTTCTCGCGTTGCGCGACAGTGGCCGAGTTCTTCACCACTTCCACGTCATCCGCGATGATCGTGTCGGCGCGTGAGCCGGTGAGCTGGCCGGTGATACCGACGGACTTCACGGAGGGGGACTGGTCGGGTTTCGCAGGGCCGACATCGAACGCGAGGTTCGAGTTGCGCTGGTCACCGCGAGGCTTCAGATGAGCCAGTTCGGGGATGGTCTCGATCAGCCGCTTGGTGAAGATCGAGAAGGCGTCTGCGCGATCCTTCGATGCGGAGACGACGAGTACCTTGTGTTGCGCGTCTTTCCAAAGGAGCCAGCAGACATACGCTGCGGTGATCCAGGATTTCCCGATGCCTCGGAAGGCTTCGATGACGCGGCGGCGAGGGCCGTATTGCAGGTAGGCAGCGATGTCGTACTGGACAGCAGTCGGCGCGGGTAGGCCGAGCTGCTGCCAGATGTGGTAGACAAAGTTACGGAAGTCCTCGAACGGATGCGGCTCGCTCAATGGCTCCGGTCAGAGCTTGCGTCGAAGGGGAACTCCTTGAGCTTATCCGCCAGCTTGCCAGCGGGACTGCCAGGGACGATGACGGCTTCGATGCCGTTGTCCTTCACGAACTGTCGGGCGACGTTGAGGATCGCAGCGAGACCCTTGGTGTCCGCAGCCATACTGTCGATTGCATCGGTCAGCTTGTTGGCGATGGCGGAGTGCAGGGTTTCGAGGGCTTCCTTACTTGCTGCCACTACCGCCCCCGAGGAAGCGAGCGAACAGACTCTCCAGCGCGGTCGTCCCGAGAGAGGCCAGGGCCGCAGCGAGACCCACATGGGCCGTGAAGGACAGCGTGGGGAAGATCACGACAGCGAGCGCCGCACTCATGCTGAGGCCGGCCGTGGTGATGCAGCGTGCGAGGGCGATCTTCCAGTTGGAAGGGCCGCTCGAAGCAAGGGTTTTGCCGAGGCCGATGACGGCCCCGGTGATGCCCAAGGTGGCGAGTAGTTTCGTATCGTTGTCCATGGGGTTACTTGTTGGTGGAGTAGGAGAGGGTGTAGTTCACATACACGACGAAGGACGAGCGACCGTCCGAGATGGTGCAAGCCAACAAGCCGGTGACGGCACCGATGGCGGCAGTCACGACACGGGAGATGGCTGTGGCCTGCCCGTTGGGGCTGGAGATCGTCGGTGCGACGCCGTTGCTTACGGAGGCGATTGACCAGGTGTAGGTGTAATTGCCGTTGCCGTTCTGACCGTAGGCGGCCGTGAAGTTCGAGGTGACGTTGCCAGAAGCAGGCGCTCCTTGCGCACCACCCGCTATGCTGGTCGGACTGGCATAGCCGGACACGGGGGTGTAGTTGACCCACACGTTGACCCATCCACCGCCAGAGCGACGGTAGATGTTCTGTGACTGTATCCACCCGCCACCCGACCTATGCGCAGGCACGCCGGCAAAGTCGCGCCACGCGCCGCCGCTTCTGATCTTAATCATGGCTCACCAAATCCATAGGTCTCCCTCGCCAGCAGCGGCGCCGGGGTCGCTCCCCTGGACAAAGATGCGCACGGTGTTCAACCAGCCGCCGCCATTCGCGTAGAGCCTGTTCATCTGGCTAGCGAAGTACGCAGGGCCGTTGTGCTGTAGGCCGCTACCGTTGCCGTTGATGTAAGCTCCTCCATTGCTGCCGGTGGTCAGGCTGTTACCGCTCACCTGACCAGGACAGTTCCAGTTGGTGACGCCCTCGTGGATCACGCGATACGCGGCTGCACCCATCGACCAGCCACCAACCTTCCACTGGTTGTCGGTATCGATTCCGAAGTGGGCACCGAACTGCCCGTCGCGGAGGAAGGACATAATTGCGGCTGAATACTGGTTGGAGTTGTTTGCGATGCATAACGCAGTGGCGTTGTTGTTGACGACTGCCGCAATGTTCGGCGGACTACCGCTGGCGAGGACTGTCCCGTCCTTAACGGTCCGCACCCCGACCGGGATGTAATTGGCAGGGTTCAAGTTCCCCGCGTGCCATACAGCTTGTCCGTTGACCTTATAGCCACCCAAGGTGTCCCAAGTACCCGTGCGGGCGTCGTACACACCCCGGACAGTGCCGGCGTAGTCTTCGATACCCAGGCCCCAATGCAAATGCATGCGGACGTTGTGCGTCGCGTAGGTCGCGTTGTCGCCTGTACCAAGCGCGAAGCTCGTGACCCCGTTGGTGGACGGTAGGCCGATGGTGCCAGTGAAGGTCGGACTCGCCGCAGGGGCTTTTGCATCCAGCGCGCCCTGTAGGCCCGCAAGGTCGGAGATGGCGATAACCACGTTGCCGGTGCGACCAGCGACAGTGTTGACTGCGGTCTGGTTGTCGATGCGATCCCAAGCGTCACCGTCGTACACGAGCATGTCGCCCACGCCGTACTTCACGGTGCTGACGGTGCCTGCGACGGAGACGATGTAGAAGTCGCCGGTCTTGGGGCCAGCCGGCAACGTGCCGGATGCCGCAGACCACTTGCCTCGGTAGATGAGCGCGCCGACAGCCGTAAGGCGTGCCTGCTCGGCCCAATGGAAAGCCGAGTAGTTCCCAGGCGAGACTTGGACGTTCACTGGAGCGTTCGCGTATTGCAACGCGAGGCCCTGCGAGGTTGCCGCCGCGTCCTTCGAGGACTGAGCGGACGCCGCAGAGAACCCAGCGCTGTCGGCGTTGTTCTGCGAGGTGGTCGCGCTGCCAGCCGCAGCAACCGCAGACGCGGCAGCGGCAGCAGCTTTCGTGCTCGCAGTGGTGGCGCTGCCAACACCCTCAGCGGCCTTAGTGCTCGCGATACCGGCCTGGGTAGTCGCAGTAGCCGCAGAGTCAGCAGCGGAATCCTTGGCGACGACAGCGGCGGCACGCGCAGTGTCCGCGTCGTTGGCGGAGTTCAGCGATGCAGATGCGAAGGCAGAAGCCTGCGAGGAGGAAGCCGCAGCTTTCGCAGCCGCACCCGTCAGGTCATCCGTCAGGCCCGTTACGGCCTTCTGGAGAGCCGGGAAGGTCGGCAGGGTCACGACGGCACCCGTGCCGTCTTCCATATCCACTGTGCCGGTCTGCTTGGTCAGCATATCGCGCAGTGCGTTCTTGTAACCGTTCCACTTGTCGATCAGTGCAGAGATGCGAGCGGCTAGTGTCGAGTTGGACACATAGCCGGGGTTGTCGTTGTCGGAGATAGTTACCTCAGCCCGAGGGCGTA